CGCCGTAAGTTCGGGCCGCCAAGCCCGCGTCGCACCATTGCGGTGTCGACACGAGAAGCATACCCGAAACACAGGCGAGTGTCAAAAAGCAAAGCCCCGAAGGCTTTCGCCGACGGGGCTGAAATGTCGCTACGGTCGATTGCAATCTCGGTTCCGTAGAGGCCAGCTCAGTTACGAGACTGGACTTAGAGCCAGGCAAGCCTTGTGGCTAGTTGCTGGAATAGCTTCACTTTAAAAGGGTGGAACCTCAAAGTCAAGCGAATCTGTTGCGTTTCCGCACATGACCGTTGTTTTTCGAACGATGCGTTCCTCAATGAGAACCTTGGGCGTTCCTTCTGCCGGTGAGGCTTTCAGTAGGTCTGCTCTTCCGAGACCGTACATCACGCACTTCCAAACCAACTTCATTTCTTCTGGTGAAACAAAAGGGTAAACATACTGCCGCTTGCCGTTTACCTTGCCCGTGTAGAAAAGGTCTAGACGTGAAAAAGAGACCGTGTACAGCATATCGCCCTTGATCCAGCATTCTGGATTGTCAAAAGGCTTTGGGAGGTTTACGTGCAAGCGAGCGTTCCATCCCTGCACTGGGTCAGGCGCAGTTGTGCTCAAAGGCACGACCGTGCAAACTGTCCCGACTCGACGTCTCGGCGTAAGGTTGATGACAGGCCGTCTTTTCGTGATCTCGGAGAGCGTCAGAAATTTTGTGTCCATGGGATAATCGGAGCCCGCCAAACGGGTGCATCCAATGAACACGAACACCAA